AAAAGACAGTTGGGTTTTCCTGTCTTAGAGATTAACGTTGCAGATGAACAGTTTCAAGATCTGTTAGATGATGCTATCCAAATATATCAAGAGAGACATTATGATGGTATCGCAAGAATGTATCTTAAATATAAAATTACACAGGATGATATTGATAGAGGACAGGCGAGAGGAGGAGATTCAACTTTAGGAATAACAACAACAACCACAACTTCAACAGTTGGGTTATCCACAACATTTAATATAGAGGAAAACAATAATTACATACAAATGCCTCCATCTGTAATTGGAGTTAATCAAATATTTAAAGTTAGATCAGATACAGTCTATGATGGTCTATTTAATATTCGTTATCAGTTATTCTTAAATGACTTGTATGCTTTTGGATCAATTGATCTTCTTCAATATGCAATGGTTCAAACTAAACTCGAAGATATCACTTTCTTATTAAATCCAGATGTGAGATATCGATTTAATATTCGTCAGGATCGTCTTTATATTGATGTTGACTGGGCACAAATAAACAAGGATGATTATTTTGTAATTGATTGTTTCCGTATCTTAGATCCAGATGATTTTACAAAAGTATATAACGATCAGTTTTTAAAGAGATATTTTACAGCATTGTGTAAAAGACAATGGGGACAAAATCTAATCAAGTTTCAAGGAGTTCAACTACCTGGCGGTATTCAATTAAATGGTCGTCAAATTTATGATGACGGTGTTGCAGAATTAGCTGAGATAAGAGCTAAGATGGCAAGTGATTATGAAATGCCTCCACTTGATATGATTGGATAATGTTAAATCCGTTTTTTCTACAGGGTTCTAAAGGGGAACAAGGTTTAGTTCAAGACTTAGTTAATGAACAACTAAGGATGTATGGCATCGAGTGTCATTATATTCCTCGTAAATTAATGACATCTAGAACGATCATGAAAGAAGTGGTCGAGTCTAGATTTGATCAGGCCTTTCCTCTTGAAGCATATCTAATGAATATTGATGGGTATGCTGGACAAGGAGATATACTTACAAAATTTGGTGTTCGAGTTACTGATGAGGCAACATTTGTAATATCAAAAGAAAGATTTGAAGAAGCAGTCGCACCATTTTTAGAACAAGATGATGATTATACTTTATCAAATCGCCCAAAGGAAGGGGATTTAATATTCTTTCCATTGGGAAAGAGAATGTTTGAGATTAAGTTTGTAGAACATGAGAGACCATTCTATCAACTACAAAAGAATTACGTCTATCAATTACAATGTGAACTCTTTGAATATGAGGATGAAGTCATTGACACCAATGTCAATGCAATTGATGAGGTAGTTCAAACTGAGGGATATATTGCAAGATTAGTTTTATCTGGTATTGGTAGTCTTGCGACTGCAAATACAACTCTTAACTTTGGTGCTGTTCAACAGATATTCTTACAAAATGATGGATACGGATATGTCGCTGCACCAACCGTTTCAATTAGTACTTCCCCTGGCGTGGATGCAACCGCTGTTGCAATCATGACATCAAGATCTGGTATCGCAACTGCTAAATCTATTGACAGAATTCTTTTAATTAATCCTGGCAGTGGATACATCGGAATACCCACCGTAACCGTGCCAGGCACTGGTATAGCGACTGCTGGCATCACTTCTCTAGGTTCTGTAGGTATCGTTACAATTACATCTGGTGGATCAGGTTACACCACAACACCAAATGTTGCAATCACCACTGCACCATCAGGAGGAACTGATGCAACTGCTGAGGCAGTCATGGTTGGTGGAACAATTAGATCAATCAGAATTAGTAATGCTGGTGCTGGATATACTGTTGCACCGACAATTACAATTGGTGCTGCGACAACCATCGGAGATGGTGATTACATATTTAATGAGACAGTTCAAGTCTCCTCAAGTTCTGCTGAAACTGCAAGAGTCAAAGTATGGGATGCAGGGTCTCGGACTCTTGATGTTAGTATGCTCACTGCGATGGAGTTTCAAGTTGGTGAGAAGATTAAAGGTCTTGAATCTGGTGCAGAATATGTAATAGAATCTGTTGATTATGATACTCCAAATGACTATCCAAACTCACAATATAAGGCGGATCAATACAATGATAATGCAGACTTTGAAACAGAAGCTGATGCGATTCTGGACTTTTCTGAGGGCAATCCTTTCGGAACATTCTAAATAGTTAGAAAGCTTTGATATGTTAGGTACTTATTTCTATCATGAGATATTAAGAAAGACAGTTATCGGTTTCGGTACTCTCTTTAATAATATTAACATTCGACACAAGGATGCGAGTGGAACAAATTTTAGTGTCTTGAAAGTGCCGTTGGCTTATGGGCCAATGCAGAAATTCTTGGCAAGAATTCAACAACAACCAGATTTAGACAGAGAGACAGCAATAACTCTTCCTCGATTGTCCTTTGAGATGCAAGGATTACAATATGACCCAACTCGCAAGACTGGAATTTCACAGACATTTCTTACACAAAATGGAACGAACGCAAAGAAGGTTTACATGCCTGTTCCCTATAACGTAGGATTTGAACTTAGTATTATGGCTAAGTTGAGTGATGATGCGTTACAGATATTAGAACAAATAGTTCCTTACTTTCAACCGTCATTTAATATTACAGTAAATTTAATTAGTTCAATCGGTGAAAAGAAAGATATTCCAATCGTTCTTGAAAGTATTAATTACAGTGACCAATACGAGGGTGGTTTTGAAAGTCGTAGAACAATAATTTACACCCTGTCGTTTGTTGCAAAAACATATCTATTTGGGCCAGTTGCAGATAATCCAGAAGGACTCATTAAGAAAGTTGATGTTGATTACTATGCTAGTCAAAACTTCAAAACTGCAAAACGTAATATTAGATACAGTGCAACACCAACTGCGAAGAAAAATTACGATGATGATCAAGCAACAGTCATTGATGGTGCAATATCAGAAAAGGTCACAACCTTCAAAGTTAGTGCTACCACTGACTTGGCTGCAAATCAAAGAATTATTATCGATACTGAGATTATGTTCATCCGAAGTATTAGTGGTCAAAATATAACTGTGTATCGTGCGTATGATAATACGATTGCTGCGAAACACGAACACAATGCTAAGATCGGTGTCCTAAGTGCAGTCGATAATGCAGCCATTGAGTTTGGTGATGACTTTGGATTTGATGAAATGACATCATTCTTTGCAGATGGTAAAACATCTAGTCCATCTCAAGGTATAGACATCTAGGAGAGTTATGAAAAATTTTGATTCAATCGAGGACGCACTTAACGTTGATACAGAGGTTGTTGAAGACAATAAGATTGAACCTCGAAAGAATCAACTTAAAAAAAGTGATCAAAATGATTCTGAAAAAGATTATGAATACAGTCGTGCAAATTTATATTCTCTTGTTGAGAAGGGACAGGAGGCAGTCAATGGTATACTAGAATTAGCTCAGGAATCAGATTCCGCAAGAGCATATGAAGTCGCTGCAACTACAATCAAAGCAGTCGCAGACACCACAGATAAACTTATTGACTTGCAACAAAAAATGAAGGATCTTGAACAAGATCCAAACAAAGGCCCTACTAATGTGACAAACGCATTATTTGTAGGATCAACAGCGGAGTTATCAAAATTAATTAAGAATCAGAATAAAGATGATAAATGAAATCTCCAGAACTCACAGAATTTTTTAGTCTTCTTGGAAAGGCGAAGAAAGAAAAGAAAGAGGAGTTTGATAATCTTCTCAAGGAGGCAGACATCAATCTTGATGCCTTAACTTCGTCTGTCGTCACTGGAATCAAGGAAGCAAAAGTAAATATAAAGAAACAAAAAAAGAAAGAAGAAAAATTAATTGAACAACTAGATTCAATAATAGATGTAATCGAAAATCCAAAAGAGATTAAAGATATTACAGAACCAGCGGTTACTGTTGGAGTGCCTGAAGATTTTGACGTGTCTTCTTTAGAGGATGCTGATGATAATCCATCATTTGAAGTTGTTGATTTAATAAAACCAGAGCCGATTAAAACACCAAAGATAAGTGATACTGTCGCACAGGCAATCAAGTTTATTGAGGAGACAAATCTAAAAGAAGAGATTGAAAATTCAGATGAGACAAGTTTAGATAATCTTAAGTCAGAAATCAAACAAGTCAGAGATATTTTATATAAAGTTCTTGCACATGGGCCAGGATCTGGTGAAGTTAATCTTTTAAAACTTGATGATGTTGATGAGGATACTGCAAAGGTAGATGGTAAGTTTCTAAAATATGATTCTTCAAGTGGTAAGTTTGTAGGTGCAGATGCCAGTGGTGGTAGTGCTGATATTGCTGGTATCAACACAACAGGAACATCAGTATTTAATCAGATTAATGCATCTGGTATCACAACTGTTGCACAGTTATCAGGATTCAGTCATCTGATTGCACCACACGGATCAACTACAACAATCACAGTTACAGTTGTCACTAAAACAACTGCACACAGATATTATGGAACAGGTAGTAGTCAAGGATATGCTTTAGATAATGTAGAATCTCCATTTTTAACACTTACACCTGGCAGAACATATCGTTTTTCTGGATCAGTAGCTGGTAGTCATCCATTCCGTTTCTATCTTGATGCTGCAAAGGCAACTGCATATACAACAGGTGTTACTGTAGGGTCTGGTTATGTTGATTTAGAAGTTACAGATTCTACACCAACTGTTCTTCACTATCAGTGTTCGTCTCATGGATATATGGGCAATGCGATACAGGTAAATTCAAGTAACGCAATCAAGTTAAACAGTCAAGCTGCATCATATTACTTAGATTATGATAATTTTTCAAACACACCTACGATACCAAGTAACAATAATCAACTGACTAATGGTGCTGGTTATATCACGACATCATTTACAAATACAAATCAACTGACTAATGGTGCTGGTTTTATTGATGGATCTGCTTTAAATGCATCAAATCTAAGTTCGGGAACAATACCTGATGCTAGATTCCCATCTGCATTGCCAGCGATTGATGGATCTGCATTAACTGGTATCGGTGGGACTGCGAATGTGAGAACAGGCATTCTAGATGTCGCTGGTATTTCAACATTTAGAGATAGAGTTAATATCGCTGGAGGAAAAGATTTATTCTTGTTCGATAATGGTGTAATTCGACTTGGTAATAATTCTAATGTCGCTGATTTACAGATATTTCATAATGGAAGTCACTCTACCATTAATAATGGAACAGGTAATTTATACATTAATAACACTTCCACAGATGGTTCAATTAGATTACAACCTAAAACTGGACACAATGGATTAATTGTAAGATATGAAGGAGCTGTTCAAGCATACTATAACAACACGAAACGTTTCGAGACCACCAACACGGGCGCCAAGGTCACTGGCGATTTAGAGATTACTGGTGTATTAACATATGAAGATGTAACAAATGTAGATTCAATTGGAGTAATCACCGCAAGATCTGGTGTTCTGGTTGGAAGTGGTATCACACTCAGCCCTGATGGAGATGGATTCTTTACAGGTGTCACTACATCAATAACATCATCTGTAATTGGATCAAATACTTCACCTCTTACAATTGGTGCTGTTTCATCTCATCACTTGACAGTAGCGAATGATAATGCATCTATGATACTTGGAAAATCTAATAATGATGCATTATATCTTAGAAGAAATTTTGCTGCTGGTCGTTATGTTTTTCAAACATTTAGTGGTGGTAATGATGGTTTACTTGGACTGCAACCTTATGGTGGTAAAGTTGGTATCGCAAGTGCTATTCCAACATCAACACTAGATGTAAATGGAGATGTTAGAGTTGGTTCTGGTATCACACTCAGTCCTGATGGAGATATATTTTCAGTTGGTGTTACAACTTTTAGAGATACGGTTAGATTTGAAGGTGCTGGTGGAGCA